TCTTTTTTTACAATTTTTAATATAGTTTTATCATGGTCTTTTATTTCTTTATTATGTTTTTCTAGCTTTTCGTTATATTCGTTCTGAGTATCAAGTTTAGAGCTAATATCATCATGTCTTTTAGAATCATCTTCATCAGTAGATAACTTCGCAATGGCTTTATTTAAACCTTTGTTTTCCTCTTGTTTAAATTCTTCTTTCTCTTTACTTCGAAGAGATTTTACGTCTTCCATTAGCTAATTACCTCTCTGTTGTCGACTCTAGTTGTACAACACCATTATTAATAAGCTTTGCTCTATTCTTCATATGCTGTTCTTTGAGTTCTTCTTTACTTCCCCCAAAATAAGGAACGGCATGTCCTTCCATAATCATTATTTCTGTCACTGGAATCCAATTATCTGTAACTGGATAATACACAATAAAATCTCCTAGGATACGGCCAAATTTGCCTTTCATATCCTCACCTTTTTTATTGATTTGTGTTTTTAATATTGGATTACCTTTAAGCAATTCTTTCAATCTTGCTTTTGCAGCAAGACCAAATTTCTTTTCAACAATATCACTTGTACGAGATTCAGGAGTATCAATTCCCATAATACGCACACGTTCACCTTTAATCATGATATTAAAACCAAGATCGATATCAACATCAACAGTGTCGCCATCAACTACTTTATTTATTTTACAGTTGTATTCGTACATTATCTACTTCTCATCTTTCTGGCTTCTTCTTCGTTTAATCGTTTTTCTTCTTCTAAATGATCTTGTAATAGCGAAATATATACGTCTAGTTCCCAAGGTATTAAATTCTCTATCTCAGTCAAACTATATTTAAAAACATGCATTAAAGTAAAACTCGTCTTATAATAGTTTATAAGATTATTATGAGATAGAGCTACTAAAAAAAATCATTCAGGCCTTTTATATTTACTTCATAATCTTCATTACAAGATGTACACTTTTTTGTTTCATTATATTGCAAATAAGGCATTTCTTCAGCGACAAATGCGGCAATTTTTTCAAACTGGTTTGACGATAATGAATCAATAAATGCATCTTGATCTTTGGTACTTTCATCAGCAAAAATAATTCTTTCGTCTTCTGTATTTACTGCTAAAATAGACGATTTAATTATTTCAAATGTTTCAGTTGTTTCACTTTTATTTGCAGTAGATAAATTTACTAACTCATCATAAGTATAAAATTTCATTTCAAGAGATACATCATTTGTTAGTTTAACAATTTTGTCTACTTTTGTAGCATCTTTACTCATTACTACATCGTTAATATTCACTTTAATATCGTTTTGAGTATCACAATGAGGGCATTTATATATTAAATCAACGTTTTCGCCGGTTGATTGAGCTCTCAATTTAACAAAAATATACTCAACATCGAATGATGTAAGCTTTTTTGTATCAACATCTTCTACGCACGCATCAATTAATTTTAAAATTGATCTCATAATCATTTTATCATCATTTGATTCTTTTGCTTGAAGCAGAATCTTTTCTTCTTTTACCAGGTAAGGTCGATATGAAACAGTTTTTCCTGTACTCGGTATAGTCATTTCATGCAAGGTTGCATTATTTAAAATTGGCAAAGCCATAATATATTATCTCCAATAGTTTATATTATAATCATTATTTATAATCGTTAAAATAGTTGTGCAACTCGTGATATAAGTGAGCCAGCAAGAACTTTACCTAGTTCTTCATCTTTATTTGATATTCCTGGGATTCTTGTTTTAAAATCATCATAATTTAATTCTACTGTAAGCTCCGCAATTCCATCGAGTTCATTATTAAATTCAAAACCTGACACAATTTTAGGAAATGCTCTATTTAATATCACTTCATATGTTATTTGATCATCAGTTATAAAATCAAGATCAATTTCGCCTTGAGCTAAATCAAATGGTCCAATTTTTGGTAATCTATTTTGTAAGTTTGAAGGAAGCTTTGGTAAACCCAATGATGTTTGATAAACTGGTAAACCAAAACCTTTTTTAAGAGCTGATATAATTACAGTTTTTTCGTATTCCGATTTATATCTAACTTCGTATGTATCTTCATTAAATGCCAAAGCCTGCCAACGATCAAAATAATCTTTGATGCCGAAATCATTTAATACCATAAAGGTCATAGATACATCTCCATAAGTAATACCATTTACTTGCTGTACTTGTATCGCCCCAATAGTTTTTTCTGCGCTCACTAAATTTTTGCCTGGTATGTTAACAGCTTTACATAATAAATTATGTTCACGACTAGCATTACCATTTGGACTGCCGAGCGATGGAAGCGTGACTTTATATAAATTAGTATGTGCTACACCTCCACCTTTGCCAATCACAGATTTTAATTGATCTACTGAATATACCATTAAATCATACTCCTTGAATCTCGCCATACTTTACCTTGACTTCCTTTCTCCCAATCAGCCGTTGGAAGAAATGCAGCAATTTCCCATTCAGGAGGAGAAACAAGAGCAAATCTTGATCTTACATGGTCGGTCAAATAATGTTTGAAAGCAGGTTTAAACCATTTATATTTTGCTGCAGATTTTAACTTTTGATAGTTAAGTTGCAATCTTGTTGTTTCATCATTTTTTTGATTATTTGTAGGTGTATCATTAATTAAAGAATCAAGAAGTTTTCCTCTTAAAAGAGGTGGAAGATAATGCATATTTAATCCATAGAATCCACCTGGAGCTTTTTCAATAACAATTGTAAGAGGAAATCTATCATAATATGGCAATGTGTCTTTCAGCTTTGGATCATAAAAATACATTACCATTTGTCCAGGTAAAAACCCTGATCGAAGAGTGACTTCTTCTTCCTTCATCAGCGCGCTACGTTTTGTTATTTTACCGAGTTCTTTGGCTTTTTGAGTAAACCATTCAATCGATTGTTTTGTCTTTGGCGTAATACCAGCTTTAAATGCTTCAGCACTGAGTTCTTTAAATATTTCAGACACAAATTAATTCCTATTTAATATAGATCTATTTATAATCGTATTTAAATAATTCAATATCTTTTTTATACTCGTAAGCCACAATATCAATAAGTTCTTGGTTATAATAATCGGTATAATGTGTATGTTCTGAAGTATTTTGCGGTTCTCCTAATGGTTCATATACATTATAAAAATCTTGTATTATTTTAAAATCTTTGTCTAAGTTTTCAAATTGAAGTATATGATCAATATTATCATTAATAAATTTATATTGCTCTTTTTTTACACAACCATATCCTTTTACCCATTGTTTCTTAATAAATCCCGCAAAGTCATGTTTCATGTCAGTTGTTCTTTTGATATAATGATAACCTGAAACCATACGATCCCAAGGATTACGAACAACTACAAATGTAGTACCAAGATCACCATATGTTTTTTGCAAAAAATTCATATCAGCATGCTTACCCATATAAATGCTTTTATGACCTAATTGCTGAGTATTTGATATATGTTTTACTAACCAATTTGAAATAGATACTCCAGCAGTTTTTGGAATATGAATAAATGTGCTATATGGTTTTTCAATCAAAACTGTCATATTTAGTTTTCTTTTTTCTGCCTCTACGCATTGTCATCGGTTTTAAAGGCTTTGTTGATTTTGGTTTAATTCCCATTTTTTCTAATTCGTTTTCAGTCCAAATCAAAAACTTCCAATTACGATCATCACAATATTCTTTTGCAGCTTTCCATTTATTATTATTCTTAATATAATCAAAGCTTTCATTTAAATATCTTTTTGTCTTTCTACCTGGAAATTTAGGCGGTTTTGTTTGTGAATATGGTTTTATTTCAATAAGAGCAACTTCGCCATTCTTAAATTTAATTTTAAGGTCTGGAAAATAACGATGGTACTTACGATCCATCTCATAAAAGTATGGAATGATAATTTCTTCTGAACTCCATTTGAGCACATCAGTATTATTATCACACCATTTAAAACAATAACGTTCCCACATTGATCTCCATATGATTTTTGTTGGATCTCCTTCGTATTTATGTGGATTTTTTAATGTAAATTTACCTGAATACGCCATGAATTATCTTTATAAATAGAACTATTACTATATATTATATGGAGAAACTTTGTGCCAGAAACCCCAGAGATACAACCAGAAAGTGTTGAACCTGAATATAGCCTAAAAGAAGATTTTGATCTAAGATATCCTATAGATCAAAATTATTATCAGGCTGAAATTCGTTTTTCTGTATACGAAGTCGATAATGATATTGCAGAACTTGATCTATCATTGCAACTAGGCGATAATAAAGCAGATGATGAA